CTGCGGAATTGTTGCCTCATCGGCAGTCTCCTCACGCAGAGTATCTTCCGGATCATTCTCTGCAATGCTGTTTGTGGTGTCTGTTATGTCAGTTTGGGTGGCCATCTGTGCCTCCTTTTTCGGTTGGGTTGGTTTGCGGGACTGGAGTGCTGTCGCACGCGATGCGCGCGCGGGGGTCAGTGTTGGCGTGTTTGCCACGCGCTGTCGGAAGGCAGCAAAGCCGCGCTGCAGATCGATGACCTCATCGGCGAGACCCGCGGCAACAGCATCCGCCCCGCGGTAGGTTGCGGCTTCGGTTGCGAGGGCGGCCTCCTGGCTTAACCGTTCCGCACGTCCTGCAGCGACGGTCTCCGTAAAGAGGAACCGCAACACATCGATCTCACGCTGGATGTCATCACGAACGGCATCAGGCAGGGGCTGATACGGATTGCCATCCACTTTATGCCGCCCTGAATGGATCAAGGTCACGCGCACACCGTCCTGATCAAGCTCGTCACTGAGGTCGGCATGCATAACGACGACACCGATGCTGCCAACGGCTCCAGTACGTGGTAGCAGAATGCGATCAGCCTGGCTGGCTAGCGCGTATCCTGCAGAGAAAGCGTGTTCAGCTACAAAAGCCCAGACAGGTTTAGTGGCACGAATTGCACGAATGCGATCTGCGAGGTCGAATATCCCCGCGACTTCACCCCCAAAACTGTCAATTTCCAACGCAAGGCCGCGCACAGACGGGTCCCCCGCCGCCGCGTCGATTTGCGCTGCGATCCCTTCATAGCTGGTCTGGCCAGAGGACTGGCCAATCCAGCCGCCGCGATGGATCAACACGCCGGAGATCTCGATCACGGCGATGCCGTCCACGACCGGATAGGGTGCATCACCATGCTGGTGCAAACGTCCGGAGAGGTTTCCGGCGAGGATGCTGGCGCTGGCGGGTAGAAGCACTGCGCCCTCGCTCGCGCCATCCGGCTCCTCCATCTCGACCTGTCGCCCTAGAATGCGTGGTCCTAGCCCCGACAGAAACGCCATAGCCTTCGAGGGCTCAACCAGCAGCGGCGTGTTGAAGGCGCGCGTGGCAATGCGGGAATGGAGCATCAGGGCTGGTCCTCAGAATTGCGCGGATTGTCTTCCACGGCATCGGTTTCTTCTGCCGGTTCGGTGTCTTCGCCGTCATCTTCATCCGAGCTTGGCACCGCCTTTACGCCTTGCGCAGGTGATCCCGGGCGGCGGAAGTCCAGCCCCAGCAATCGCTCGCGCTCCCGCTCCGCCGCGATCTCGCGGTCGACCTGTTCCGCGTCATAGCCGCGCTCGGCAATGGCTTGTGTGCGGGATTTCAGGCCTGCCTCGATCTGAGCGATTTCAGCGTTGGCGTCTTTGAGTGGATCGACCCAGTCCCATTTGGTCGGCAGCCAGTCAGCCGTGAGCAGCCGCACGCGGTTGGCTTCATAGTCGGCCAGCGTCAGCCCGCCTGATAAGATCGCCGCATCCATCCAGCGCGCATAGATTGGACGGCAGAGCTGGTAGACCATGACCGAATGCTGCCAGGCCGAAACGCGGCGGCGGAATTCGATCAGCGCCAGGCGTGAGTTTGAGAAGTTCCCCTTCACCATGTCATTGGCGAGATAGGGATAGGGGATACCCAGCGCTGCTGAGATTTGCAGCAATGTGCGGTACTGAAACGGCTCGTAGGTCGCGCCGCTGTCGGCGGGCTGGCCCACGGTTACGTCCTCACCCGGATCGAGCCGCACGATCTGGCCCGGGCTGATCTCGACGCCCGCTGGCATATCCTCGTCCTCGGCTGGGGCTAGCGGGTTCTCCGGCGCGGGCGAGGTCACAAACATGGCATACATCGCCGCGACCTTTTTGCGGTCGAGTTCAGCATCGTCGTACTGATCGAGCAGAAACAGCTTCACGATGGCCGGTGCCAGTTTTGACACCCCGCGCAGCTGCCCGCCCTCGACTGGGTCGATCACATGGATGATTTCCGATGCTGGAACACGAACGATGTCACCTGCCAGTCCCGGATCAGTGCTGTCACCGGGATGGCGACGGAAGAAGTGATAGGCCACGCGTCGTCCGATCCGGTCAAACTCGATCCCCTGACGAATTGCATTGCCGTTCGCAGCGATGCCCGTTTGCTCCAGCGGCAGCATTTCCGCAGGCAGCATCTGCAGTTGCAGCGGTACGCTGAGCCCATCACCCGCGCGGCGCATCCGGATTCGGAAGAAGACCTCACCGGCCATGAACACCTCGCGCGCAGCCCGGCGCTGCAACCCGTAGAAATCAGTTAGGCCTTCAGCGTCGGCCTCATCTGTCCATGCGAGCCAGAGGCGCTGCAGCTCCTCTTTGCTGGATGCATCCGCGATCTTCGAGATCGGCTTGATACCATCGCCCACGGTGTTTGCCGCCCAGCTTTCGCCAGCGTTCACTGCATATCCGTTGTTGCGCACCAACCAGCGGGCGCGCGCTGTGATATCCGGACCTGACGCCGCGATGAGCGCATTCACATGCGCGCGCGTCGCCTGAAACCCCCGCAGACGGCGATGATGCTGGCCTGCATCAAAGCCACCGACAAAAGCCCCGAGACGCTGCCGCCAGTTCATCACAGGTCCTTTACGGCATGGGGGCGAGAGATGCGCCCAGCGCCGTGCTCGGCCTTTGCGATGCGCCGTTCGATGTCGAAGACGGCCGCCGCTAATTCAGCATCGGTGCCATAGGTCAGGGTCTTGCCATCGTAGCTCACAGAGCGCGTGCCGCTATACCGGGCCGCCAGCAACGCGCTGTGGCGGGATTTGAGATCATCGAGGGTCATACGTCATTCCATGTATTTTGGCGTGCTTACCCGCCAACCGCGCTTGCGGGGGGCGGCAATCCGCCCGGCTTGAGGCTCGGACAGTGTGTCAGTGTCAGCTTTGGTGGCAGATGGGATGGTTTCCACCCCGGCCTGTTTTTCCAGCTGTCGCCACATCCGCTCATCGAAGCGATCGGCGCCAAGGATCCAGGCGGCGGCGCGTGCATAGACACGGGTATCCAGCGCCTCGTTGCGTTCGCGCATCTTTTGCCATTCCTGACGCGCGTAGCCCCGCTTGTTGCGGATTGTCACCAGTTGCTCTGCCACCAGTTGTTTCAACCATTCGCTGTCTGCCCAATCAGGCAGGTGAATGGTCCCGGCAGGCGGTGCCACGCCCAGCGTGCGATCTTCATCCGACAGCGTCACAATCCGAAGATAACGATAAGTCTCGGCCTTGAATGTCGCTGTGGCCACGGTCCAGAGCCGGGCCCCACGCTTCAGCTTCTTGCCGTTCACTGTGGCATCAACGAAGGTCGGGCCCGACACGGGCGTAGCCCGGTTGAAGCCTTCCAGGCCCTTGACGGGTGCGACCTGCGCAATGCCCTGCTTGCGCGACCAGGCATAGACAGCGGCGGACTCGTAGCCGGTGTCGATCGCCAGCTTTGCCAGCGTCATGATCGCGCCGTTCTGGTGCGTCCAGGTCTGGCTCAGCAACGCCGTCAGCCTCTCCCAGCACGCTGGATCGTCCGGCCCACCCGGGATCACGATGTGATCCACCAGCCAGCTTTCGAGCCCGCGTCCCCAGGCCCAGACATCCACTTCGATCCGGTCCTTCTGCACATCTGCCCCGGCGGTCAGGAAGAGCCCACCTGCCGGGATCTGTGCCGGGAAAGACACGCGGCGATCCGCCAGACGTTGCCACTCCGGGGCCTCCCCGCTCTCAATCCAGGTTTCGCCCAGCAGCGTGTTGCGCGCGGCGCGCAACATCTCGTCGGAGCCTTGCGCTGCCAGCCACTCCCGCGCGACCTGCTCCCAGCTTTTCCAGCCGATCGGCGAATACAGCGCTGATATGTGGAAGCCGATCGCGTTCGGATCGGTACTGACAGCGGTTGCGCGCCATTCGCCCTGTGCCAGCATTTCTGTTTTGTGGTGCTCCGCGATGGATTTCTCACACCCTGCGCAGTGGTAGGCCGCGGTGTCAGGCTGCCCCTTG